CGCGGGCGGATAAAGAACGTTCAGGAGCGCCACCGTCGACGACCCAGCGCCGCCCGTCTTGATGGCGTCGCAGACCGGCGCCGTCAGCGTCTTGTTGGTGAGGGTCTGCGTCGCCGCGAGCGTCACGATCTCGTCAGAGTTGATCGTCACCACTCCCGCGTTTTGCGGTTGAATGTCGATGCCGATGTCTGTGTCGGTGCCGACGGCAATCAGCGTCGGCGCGGAACCTGTTGCCTTGTTGGCGACGCGGAGGTTGTTGACGGCGCCAGCAGTGTCGGTGAAGCCCAGCACGTTTTCGCCAGACGTCAAACCGACAATGGCGCCGCCCGAAGGCATCGTGATGGTGTTCACGGTGATGTTGTCAAAAACCGTCTGCGCCGACCCAAGCGACTGCGCGACGCAATACCACGTCGTCAAAAGCAGGTTGTAGCGCAGTTTGAAAAACCCATCGGCGGCAAGCGCGGCAGGCGCACCGTTCACGGTGGCGCCGTTGCCGGCGACGGTGAGAGCCGTGATGGCCTCCGACGACGTCACCAAGATCTCTTGCCCGTCGAAGCAGTCAGCGACGGGTGGCAGCGTCACGGTACCGGTGGCAAGCGTGCCCGCCGGCGTCAGCAGCAGCCAGACGCTCTTGGACGACGCCGCAAGCACCTGGTTGAACCCCGCGATAGGGCTGCTGATGGTGACCTCGAACTCAGGCGACGCAAAGTTGGCCGAGAAGAACGCCAGGAGCTGGCTCACCGACATCTTGCGTGCGGTGCCGGCGCTCTCGTCGTAGACGGGCACTTGGTCGCCGCTGCTGACGCTGTCGATCGTGGAGAGGTTGTTGATCGTCGTCATGAGTGCCTCACTCGAAGTCGATGTCGGAATCAGGGCCCGCAGCCACCGGCGAAGACGGGCGAGGAAAGAACGGATTTTGATACCCACCTCGCCATGACTTTTGACCGGCGCCACGGGGGAGCGACGCAGGAAACTGCATCTCGGGAATGGACGTCGTGGTGTTGCTCAGCGTCGACAACGACTTGCGCGCCGTCATCATCGTCTCTTGAGCGACCTGCTTGCCGAAGCTGGGCGCAAGTTGGCGCGCGAGATTGGTGATGATGGCCGTCGATGCGACCTCGGGCACAGACGTCTCAACGTCGATGTCAGAGGCCCCAGGCGTCCCTGCCATCGGGTAGCCGACGCGAATGCCCCGGCCCTCCCACTCGGCCATCATGGTGTCAAGGCGACGAAGCGCTGACTGCATCTCGGCGGGCGTGAGATCGTAGACGTAGTCGGCCAAGCCGATCTCCGTCATCGCCTCCGTGATGTATGCGCGCTTGGTCCAGGACATCAGTCCTCCGTGGGCTTGGCCGCGTCCATGGCCTCGAGGATGCGCTCAGCGAGGCGCGCGTCGCTCCAGCGCCCGTCAACGCGGATGCCGAGTTTGGCGGCCTCAGCTTCAAGCTCAACGCGCGAGGGGCGGGCGTCTGGCGTGGGGTCGGGCTCTTTGGGCGGCGCGGGCTTCTCGCCCTTGTGCGCGGCGACAGCATCGACGAGGGACAAGTGCCAGCCATCAGGACATGGGCCGTCGATGCCCTTGTAGTCGTAGGTGGTGCCTGATGGGCCGTGATTGGCGCCGGGGCAGCGGTAGATCAGCATGCCTTGCCACCTTTCTTCTTCTTTTTCATCGGAAATGGGTTCGCCTTTTTAGGCGCAGGCTTGGACTTCTTCGCGGCCATGATTCACCTCATAGAAGAGCGCAGCGGCAGAGTACACCACCGCTGCGCTCTCGTCGACATCTCAGCCGATGCGGTAGGTGATGAATGTGTCAGCGGCGGTCTTCTTCGTGAAGAAGCGGCCAGTGGTCGCCGTGGCGACGACGGCGGCACCAACGAGGGTGTGACCCGACGCGGCGGTGACGGTGAAAGCGTTGGCGCCCACCTTGATCACCGACCACTCGACGCCTTCGCCGATGTCGAACTCGCTGGCCGCATCCATCACCGCGCCGGTGGGGATGGTGCCGGCGACCGTCGCCGCCGCCGAGGTCACGAGCCCGCCGAGGATGGCCTCAGCGCTGACGGCGCCAGTGACGTCGACAGCCACGGGGGTGCCAGTAAGGCCCTGCTCGCGGTACGCCTGCTTGACGACGGGGGCGGCGCCCACCTCGTAGCCGACGGGGCTGTCACCAACGGCGACGACGCGGAGGGTCTTGCCGGCGCTGTAGGGGCCCAAGACGGTGTGCTCGTCTTCGATCTCCTGCAGCAGGCTTTCTTGCGTGGGATAGTTGACGAGGCCGGTTTGCTCCAAGACTTGGGCGCGGCCTTGGCAGAAGAGCGCGACGCTTTCTGCGGCGGGGATGACGATCGTGGCGCTGCCACCGGGGAGGATCTGGTTGCTCATGTCTGACTCCGAAGATGGATGATGTGAAGGAAAAGGCGGGGCCCCGCAGGGCCCCGAGTGCTCAGCTCTGGCTGAACATGATGGCGCCAATCATCTCGGGCTCGATGGCGTTGACGCCGAAGAGCGTGTCGAGACGGTAGTCGGTGCCGAGGTCGTTGACGCTGCCCTGTTTGGTGAACAGCACCTGGATGCCGTTGCTCAGCGTGGTCGACATCTGGCCGATGCCGTTGTTCTTCTCGACCTCGTAGGCGCCGGGCATGACCTCGAGCGCGCCCTTGCTCCAGAAAGGGTTGATGCTGTTGGTCACGGTGTTCAGGAACACGATGGCTGCGGTGGCGGACTCGTCTGCGACGGCCACGGTGCAGTTCTGGTACTGCTCTTCGGCCTGGCTGCCACCTTGCGCCGAGATGATCGGCGGGCTGATGACCAGCGTGGTCGAAGACGGGACCGAAATGACCCGGAAGGATTTCAGGTTGCCCGTCGATTGCTTGGTCTCGTGATGGACGGCGTTGACGCCCGCGATGGTGAACCAATCGCCAGCCGCAACGCCAGTCGTCGAGGAGATGGTGAGGGTCTGGTAGCGGTTGTCGACGTTGTTGCGGCCAGTGGTGCCCACCTGGGTGCCCTTGGGCACCCAGAAGTTCGCCGCTGAGGTGCGAGTGTCGACGGTGAGTGAGCCACCGCCAGCAGCAGCGGCCTTGCGCACGGCGTAGTCGAGTTTGATCGTGTCGATGCCTGAGAGCATGCCGACGTAGGCGCGGCGCAAGGCGCCGTCGCTGATCTCGTTGCCGAAGCTGCGGTCAGCCTTGCTGAGGTCGTTGGCCATGCTGTTGTAGGCGCCGCTCGAGAGGGCGACACATCGCCCGTCGAGGGGGACGCCCACTTCGTTCAGCAGCGTGTCGATCGCGGCGATGTCATCGAAGCCGCTCGCGGCGCCGGTGCGCTTGACAAACAGCGTGCCGTAGTCGCTGACGGTGTTGAGGATGGCGAGGTTGATGTCGGACGCCAGTTTGCGCCGGGCGCCCTGATACAGCCGCTCACGCTGCGAGGCGTCGCGGTTGTCCTTGGGGTTGATGTTGAACGGCACCACGAGGCTGGTGTCCAGCGACGCGGGGACGCTCAGCTGCGTCGCGTTGACGAAGTTGCCGGTCTGGTCGAGGCCACTGAACGACCGCATGATGTACGGCTTGGGGCGCCAGATGGTATCACCGGCCTGTGCCAGCTTGGTTTTGTCGTTGGAGAACATGTCGACGAATCGATCGTTGAGGAGAACTAGTTGGTCCTCCATGCCTTCGATCATCTTATCAAAATCAACGATCTCGCTCTTGCTGAAATCAGAGATGCCCATGGCTCACTTGGCTTTCTTGCGCTTTTGCTCGCGCATGTATGCGTGGATCTTGCTTCGGTCGCCGGTCTTCTCGGCCTCTTTCTCGAGGGCCTCAAGAGTCTTGCTGACTGGGGTGACAGGCGCAGTGGCGCCGCTGACGACCTTGGCGGGGGGTGGGGGTTTCTTGGCAGTGGTCACGGTGAGATCCTTGGCTTCAAGTTTGGCGATGTCGGCGACAAAACGGAGGATGTCGGTCTGCTTCGCAAGTTCGCTCAGCTTTCCCTCGTTCCGACCCAGGGCGTAGATCAACGCCTCAGGCTGTTCTGCGTAGGCCATGATTGCGCTCTGCTGCGCAACGCTCAGGGTGGCTGCGACGGTCTCTTCGGCGTCGTCAAAGTCTGCGACCTTGGCTGCCAGTTCCGTCTTGCGCTCGCGGTACCGATGCACCGTCTGCGTCCACTCCTCGGCCTGCTTCTCTTGGGCTTTCCGACCTTCAGCTTCTGCGGCTTCGACGGCGGCCTTTTGTTTCAGCCACGCCTCGAGCGCAGCG